ACAAATTCAGAGTCAATTCAAGAACGGTTGTTAAATGTTAGTTTTGGTGCACCAACACTGAGAAACATTCTGTTTTCGATATT